AGTGCTTTGAATTCGAATTTCGAACGTCCGCAACTATTAACCACACTAAAGTGTGATGTCCACGATGCCGAGCGCGTTTTAAAAGCGCTTATATGGCAATCGTACGAACACCTTGCTGGTAGTAATAAGGTACCCCACACTCCCACACATGTCGCTCAACTCATTAGAGATGAACTCTCAAGCGTACTGCTTGATAGTGTTCAAAGTGTGTGTGCACTGCTGTACAATAAGTCTAAGAAGGCAGTAGACGACTGGAATAATTTATTTCAGAAGAAGTCTGACCAGATCAGCGTAGATGAACATTACGCTGAGACTACAACTAGATTAATCGCTCGAACGATTAACCTAGTTCGTGGTTTCTTAGATGTTTTATATGTACATTTTGACCGTTTGCCGGAAAGAAAGCAAACACTCCAACTTACTGTGAAGTGGTTGGTTCTCGCCGCTGACGATAGGTTAGAAGAGTATTACAAGTTCCAAAGTTGTTATCTTTTTTCACTTGTCTCTAAGCAAGATAAGCTTATTAATGAGCTACCCGTTCCTCCGGATTGGCTTGTTGATAGACCTGGTTATCTCTTGGGTGGTTGGTTTTATCGTTATGCACGTAAGTGTATAGCGGAACCAAGTACATCCACTAGTATCGCTCAATTTTATGCGATTACTAATGTGAAGAGAGCCGGTCTGGCCTTATCTGAGGCAAAAGTCCATGCGACTTTTCAGAAGCACGCTAAAAACATGCGTGGTGCTGAATATAAGCCACATGTTGACAGCATCAATCGAATAATCGAATTGGAAGCTTGTCAAGTTGCCCATTTTACCGATCCATATTTCGTCGAAGACATTTTAGATCTTGTATTAGAAAAGATTGAAATCCTAATAGCGAAGATTTATGGGGGTAAAGTTAATAGATTGAACTGGAAAGTTCCGTCTATTAACTCGTGTTATGAAGCGACTGCAGGAAGAGGAGGATCTCATGTTCATTTTATGAAATCCTTTATTTCCTATGCCTCTCCCGAGTTCGTCGGTTTTGCACATTATAAAACCAATGTAGCTCCTTTGTATGTTCCTTATCATCCTGATGATTTAAAACAGGATTGTATCGAGTTATACAAATTGATTAAGATCGAAGGTGCACCAATGAGTGCTAAAGTTCACAAAGTTCTTGAACCCTTCAAATGTCGTACTATCACTGCGGGACCCGGTATTGTTTACCAGATGGGCCGAATGATACAGACTGATCTTCATCATCAAATGCGAGACTTCCACGAGATGTTCTCATTAACGGGTAAACCTTTAACGTTCGACTTTATAAGTGAATATTATAGGAATGCTCATATGAGTTCTCGTAGTGGTTATTATAGTGACCTCGACTTTTTTGTCGCTGGTGATTATAGTGCTGCTACAGATGGAATGCATCCGAAAATATGCCAGAAGTTTTGTGACTTCTATTACCTTTATTCAGGTATACCGCATGTTTTCTCACAGGCAATGCATGACTGCATGTCTAATCATGTTCTTGAATATAAATATGAACATTCACAGCTTTTGAAGCGTGATGTTCCAAAATTCAAGTCTGATCTTGTATACGTCGAACAGACGTGGGGTCAACTGATGGGTTCTCCTATCTCTTTTCCGATTTTATGTATCGCTAATGCGGCCGTTAACTGGGTCGCTGCAGAGATTTATGAAATGCGTGAAAACCGTGTTGACTTTTTATCATTTGATAATTGGCTTATTAAATATAGGCCTTTGTTCAACGGTGATGATACATGTTTTCTTTCAAATAAGCTTCATTATGCTATTTGGAAGGATGTAGCAAGTTGTGCAGGTTTAAACCCTTCTCTGGGCAAGTCGTACTGCCATCCCAATTTCCTAATGATAAATAGTGAAATTGTTTGGGTGGACTACTCGGTAGCGACGAGGGAGAAATCTGGTTTTAGTGAGTGTTTTGTTCTCAACCCTGGTCTTGTTAAAGGCCAGGCTAAAGTTCTTGATGACTCTCGTAAAGAATCATCTGGGTTTGTTCGTGATGGCCCTATTGGACCTTATGGACAACTCCTACCTGTTATCGACCAATTAGAATCCTGCCTTCGTAAAGCAAATGCTGAACAAGAAGCGAAGGTTCGTGATCTATTTTATGATCATCTTATGCCTAGGCTTAAAATGATTAATAGACCTTGGTCTCTTCCTCGTGCCATGGGTGGCTTAGGCTTACCCATAGGTAATTTGACTTATAGTCAGAGGAAATTAGCCGGTTTATGGCTTATGGATAAATCCGTAAACCTTCTTTCATACCCAAAAAAGGTTCCTGAATTTTCTGTTCAGGCTTTAGAATGGAAGAAAGAGTTGGAAAAGAAACTCGGTGTAAAAAGAACCGATAGGTTTCTTGTACCTAAGATAGGCTGTTTAACTGAAGAACAGGTTGAACTTGTTGAGATGGATGAGGGAATGTCTTTTGATAAGTATTTCCTCGGTGGTGAGCGTGTTGACACTGGCGAAGATAGGTATAGCAATTGGCTTAAGACTGTTAGGGAAACAGGTTATGTCAATCCTATAACTGATAAAAAAGTATTAAAATTAAAAAATACATACTTTTTCAGTTCTCGTCTGGAACCATTTTATTTAGAATAATTTGTTGTATCGTTCGGGTTCGTCGGTGTGTGCGGTGGAAAGTAATGCTTGTTTGAGTACCTTCTTATATTTTTGATGAAGGTAGGGGATGAATAGATTTGTATATATTTGTATAGAAATCCACTCTTGTTTTGAAAACCAAAATAGGACAGGGCCTAAAGCCCAACCCTGTTCTTCCTATATCCAATGGAATTAGGCGAAACATGATGGTAATCTACGTCTACTCAAACGCCACAATACTGT